TTGCTTTGAAACACCTCAACAAGTAGTGGATGCTGTAAGGGAAGAATTTGGCATTGAAATTGAGCGTCAGCAGGTCGCTTCATACGATCCAACAAAAGCAACCTGCAGGGGAATGAGTAAGAAATTGAAGGATCTTTTCACTCGAACTAGAAAAGATTTTAAATCCAATATTTACGACATTCCTTTGGCGAATAAAGCAGTACGCCTAAATGAACTCCAGAAGATGTATGAGGACTGGAACAAGAATAAGAAAATGAAGCAGAACATCATTAAGCAGATTAAGGATGAAATGCATGGCTATGAACTTCAACTCTTAGACGCTCAGCTTAAGCAGCTTGAGATAGACAAAATCAAAAATGGAGATGGTGAAGGGGCTGATGATCCGACTCCAGTCAAAGTGACCATACAAGTCGTAGATGCGAGTAAATCAAATGCCGAACATCAATCCGACCCTGAATGTACCTCAGGCTAATTTCTTACAGCTGGAGAATAAGTTTCGTGCGTTTGTTGCAGGTTTTGGATCAGGAAAAACGTGGGTAGGCTGTTCAAGCCTATGTGACAAGTCTTGGGAGTTTCCTAAGGTGCCCTTAGGTTACTTTGCGCCAACCTATCCGCAGATCCGAGACATCTTTTTTCCGACCATTGATGAAGTGGCATTTGACTGGGGTTTGAAGACCAAGATTTACGAATCAAATAAAGAAGTCGATATTTACTACGGTCGTCAGTATCGAAGCACGATTATCTGTCGATCCATGGAAAAGCCCCAAACAATTGTAGGTTTTAAGATTGGCCATGCTTTGATTGATGAACTGGATGTAATGCCGACGGTTAAAGCCCAACAAGCGTGGCGGAAGATCATTGCGCGTATGCGTGTGAAACATCCTGGTCTAATCAATGGCATTGACGTTGCAACTACACCAGAGGGGTTTAAGTTTACGCATCAGCAGTTCGTAAAAGAGGCGAATCTAACCCCTGCAAAACGTGCACTGTATGGAATGATTCAGGCTTCAACATACGACAATGAGGCTAACTTGCCAGATGATTATATTTCATCGCTATATGAATCCTATCCACCACAATTAATATCAGCATATTTACGTGGGCAATTCGTCAACTTAACCAGTGGCGCGGTATATCCAGATTTTGATCGAAAACTAAATCATACCGATGAAGAAATTAAACCAGGCGAACCTTTGATCATCGGGATGGACTTTAACGTCCTGAAGATGGCGGCTGTGGTCTATGTCATCCGTGAAGGCAAACCTTTGGCTTTAGACGAGATGGTTGGGGTAAGGGATACACCTACGATGGCTACTTTGCTTAATGAGCGATTCCCGTTACATGACATGACTGTAATACCTGATGCCGCAGGGCAGGCTAAGTCATCAAAAAATAGTAGTGAATCGGATCATCAGATTTTGCGAGATAAGGGATTTAGGGTGGAGGTTAGCGGAACTAACCCAGCGATTAAAGATCGAATTAACTCAGTCAATGCTTTGATTTTGAATGGTGAAGGCGAGCGTACGTTGTTAGTAAATACAAACAAATGCCCACGGTTGACTGAAACATTAGAGCAGCAGGTTTATGACGATTTTGGCATGCCAGATAAAAAATCAGGACTTGACCACGTTGGTGATGCGGGTGGTTATCCATTGGCTAAGCGCTTCCCGATTATAAAACCAGTCACTCGTATCGACCTACCAATGTTTGGATTTTAATATGAGCATTACAGCAACACATGCTGACTATGATAAGCACATTAAGACTTGGAATAAGCTGGATGATGCCTGTGGTGGTCAGGAAGTAATTAAAGAAAAACGTGAAGTATATTTGCCACTACCCACACTTTTTAAATCCCCTAAAGATTTAGATGGTAAGGGGAGATATGAAGAATATCTGCTCCGTGCAATTTTCCCTGGTGTAACAAGTCGAACGCTTGCCAGTCATATCGGATTAGCATTTGGGAAAACACCTGTATTCAATCGTCCTAGTACGCTTGAATATTTAGAGCGTAATGCCGATGGCGCTGGACGTTCAATTTGGCAATGCGCACAGCGTGCGACACGACTGGTAAATAAAAACTATCGCTGTGGGGTTTACGTTGATTATCCCGCAGTAGCACCCAGCAAAAATAAGGAAGAGGAAAAGTTAAAAGGCGCTTTTCCGATGATTCATATCATTAAAGCGGGTGCAATCAAGGATTGGGATTACATCATTGTTGGCAATCAGAAAAAGCTCAGTTTTGTAAAATTGTTGGAAACAGTGAAAGTACGCAACGGCTTTGCTGTTGAGTCAAATGATCAGTATCGTATTTTGCTGTTGGAAGAAACGGCTAATGGTCATATTTATACTGTGCAGATCCATTCAAAGGATGATAAAGGGCAGTGGATAGAAGGTGAGAAGTTCACTCCAACTGACTATCACGGCAAGCCTTGGGACTACATTCCTTTCACGTTTTGTGGCGCCGTGGACAATTCAGATGAGATTGGCACAGCTCCATTGTATGAATTGGCTTCAATGGAGCTTTCATACTATACCAGTACTGCAGATGTGGAAGAGTCTGCATTTATTGTTGGTCAGCCTACGTTGTGTTTCCCAAGCATTACACAAGAACAGTACGATATGGTGAAAGAGTCAGGCGCCAGTGTCGGCAGTCGCTCAGGAATCCCAACAGATGCGAAGATGGTCCAAGCTGAAAAGAATGGTTTGGCCTATGAGCGTATGAATGACAAATGGAACCAGATGAAAGAGCTGGGTGCGCGCTTGATTGAAGTTGGTTCTGCCAATAAGACTGCTACACAGGCAGATAATGATAGCTCGGTGCAGCACTCTGTTTTGTCGCTGGTCGTGGCCAACGTGTCTGAAGCATTTACCATAGCATTACGTTGGTGTGCAAAGTTTGTTATCCCTGAGCATGATTTAAAGGTGGATGAGCTTAGTTTTACGATTGCTCAAGATTTTAATAAGCCCAAATATGACCCAACACGCTCTAAATTGATTTACGAAGCTTGCCTTGCTGGTGAATTGCCAATGTATGTGTGGTACCACTATGAGCAGACAGGCACATTCCCCGAAGATAAATGGGAAGATATCGTGAAGAAAATTGAAAAGCGAGATGATGGTGGAATAGATGTCCCACCAGATGATGAGGAATAAAGATGGATAAATCAGCGCAGAAAGCCCTTATTGATGCGCTGAGCCAACATCAAGCGTATCTGTATCGTGCATCATCTCAAAGCGTAAATGAGCTGACAGCTCAATTTAGTAAGCTGTCCAATGCTCAATTACTTAGATTGAGTGAATTACTTGAAAATTTGACGGATTCTGAGCGTAAAGCATTACAGAGTGTTAATTTTTCGAGTAAAGCTAAAGCCAGTCGAAATATTGAAGAAATCAAAGTAATTCTGAATGAGTGGTTCAAATCAATTGATGAGGACCTAAGTTCAGAATTTGAAAAGTCTGCAGTATCACTCGCAGTTTATGAGGCCTCTTATACATCTAATCTGATTGCTGGTAGCACTGCAGTAGTTTCTGGTGAGAAAATTTATAAGACCATTAAGAAAACGCCGTACTCGGGCGGTCAGTTGGTTGATTACTTATTTTCTGACATTGCTGCATCATTGCGTAAAAAAGTGGAATATGTAATTCGTGACGGTATTTCGCAAGGTCAAACGAATCAGCAGATTATTCAGCGAATCAAGGGGCGTAAGGCGAATAATTACAAGGATGGATTACTTGAATCAAGTCGAAGCTCGATTGAACGCCAGGTGCGCACTGCACGTAGTCATATCAGTAATGCGACTTACATCGACACATACAAAGCACTTGGCTATGAGTATGTGAAAGTTGTGGCCACTTTGGATGGCCGAACATGTAAGTACTGCGCTTCAATTGATGGTGATGTCTATCCAATTGACGATCCGACGCGTCCACGGTTCCCTGTGCACCCTAATAATCGCACAACCTATGTACCATGTAATAAGGATGGTGAAATTGCAGGGCAGCGGCCTTTTGTTATGGATGAGCGCAAGGTTAAGGATATTCCCAAAGATGAGCGCAAACATTTAATTGGGCAGTTGGATGCAAACACATCATTCAAAGAATTCTTTGAGCAGTCTGATGAGTTCTTTCAGCGTACTTGGTTAGGTAAATCGAAGTATGAACTTTACAAGAAAGGTGACTACAGCATTGATAAGTTTGCTGATCCGCTGAATAAGCAAGGATATACATTGGCTGAGTTAAAAGCGCTGGATGGGAAAAATTTGAAGAAATGAGTATTCAGAAGTAGGCGGTGTTACCTTAAATGTTTAAGTAATGGAACAGTAAATCAAAGTTAGAAACATTCATTAAATAGACCATCTAATATATTAATTGACATTTATTTAGTAATTAAATTGATGTATATGTCTGATCATTAATATAAATTCACATGAGGATTTTATGGGCTTTGAAGTATCAAGACAATCTGAATTATTTCAAGATTGTGAGAAGTATAAAGTGAAAAGTGAATTTTTGAAGCGATGTTTAGCCTTCCATAATGGATTTGACGGTCACCTTGCTGGATTTGCTTGGGATAAAATGGATGGATATGTCTTTCTCACTTTTTTTACTGAAGAAGCACTAGGTTTTAGACGTTATCCTTATTTTGCGGATAGAGTATGCGGTGAACATAATATTAAGGAGTCTGCCTTTAAAATATTCAATGCTCTATCAGATAAAGAAATTAGTGAGATTATTGAAGAAGTAAGATGTATTTATGATCACACTCAAGCAGCTTTAAAAAAAGTTGATATCAAGACAGTAAATGTGACTAGAGCCATTGGCAGGAATGAGCAAAGTTTATCTTACGGGAAAAATAAATATGATTATGAGCAAATTAGGAGGGAGGATGCCTCACAGGCTCAGAAACTCTATACTCTAAAGAAAGCTGCAGAGTTTATGCAAATTGATGAAGTGAAATGTGAAATGGATAGCCTCAATTCATTTGGCGAAAATGAATATCATGGAGTCATTCAATTAAATGCCACCATAAATGCTAGTGATATTTTTTATTGTTATGAGCTACTAGAGATAGAAGGGTATAATCTCGAAAAAAAGGAGTGGGTGGTTATAAATAAGGATCCTAAAGGGTTGGTAAACATACCAATTAGAACAATTGAAGCGTATGAAAAACATGATTTTTTGGAACCATTCTTTGAAAATGATGATGATGCAAATGTGTTACTCAATTCTCCATTTGTTTTAAGATTACCCCAACATAGACGTTTTATGAATCCATCTTACTCAAAAGTAAAACCAAGAATGGCAAAGAAAACTTTTTTGCATCGTCTTTTTAAAAGATAAAACATTTAATAATTTTATAAAAAGCACCTCCCGAGGTGCTTTTTTTATTGCCTGCTGAAAGCTGATGCGGACAGCGTAACGAGCGGATGCTCACTAAAAGGGTCGGATGACTTATGAAACTTAAAACAGTAATCGTCGAAGGTAAGAGATATGCGGAAGTGAATGAGCAGGGGTTACCTCTGTACATTCATGATGATGGCAAAGAAGTGGCACATGACGCACCTC